ATATAACGATGATCGAAGGTGATGAAAAAGTGCAAGTAAACAAAAACCTTCCAGATATTAAAGCGATAGACTTTGTTAAGGGTTTTATAAATTTGTTTAATTTATACATGTCGGTGGACACATCAAACAAAATAGTATATTTAGAGAATTTCAATAATTTTTACTTAGATTCTGATTTAAATTTTGACGTTACTGAAAGGGTAGAGCTTGAAAAAGTCGAAAAGTCCCCTCCTGAAATGGCTGGGGATTACCTTTTTAGTTGGAATTTAGATAATGCTGATGCGCAAGGTAGATCGATTTATAATTATAAGTACAAAACTCTTTTGGACTATGCGAACGAATCCAACGAAATTGACAGCGGAGTTTTTTGTAGCACAGAATTTGACAATTTTAATGCGATGGAATTTGTCAATAACGACTTTCATGAAGGTGATTTTATCGTAAAGAGTACCGTCTCGATACCGCGACTCGTAAGTAGTGAAAATTTCAATAAGATGCAAAACGAAATCATAACAGATCGAACTAATTTCGAGCTTCGGTTGTTGTGGTTCAATGGGTTTTATGATCAAGTAGAAACACCTATTTTCTACTCATCTCAATCGGTTTGGCGTTTGGCTGCTATCGCAAAATTTGAGTTCAAAAATTTCAAACAACTCTTTTTTGAAAATTATAAGAGCTACCTAACTTTACTTGCGCAAGGTTACGAGCTAAATTTGAGCGTGTCGGTAAATGGTTACGTTTGGAATCAGATGCAAATTAACCGACCGATCGTATTTGACAGCGTTGTTTATTATATCAAATCGATCGAAGGGTACAAACCCGACGGTAATGGATTCACAAAATTAATTTTATTCAAATGCAATTAGAAAAACTAAAAAAAATGTATAACGAAAAAGGTTATACGTTCTTTGAAAGAGGAGATTATAATCTTAATCTATTCGGTATTAGGTCAAGCAATAAACGTGCTGGGTTTTTTGATGATATTATAGGGGTAGCTTATAAGGTTAATAACCAATGGCAGTTATTAACATGGTCAGGCACTGTTGATTGCGGTGATTACTACTTAAAGAACCCAATGCACCCTGACGGGTCTGCATTTATGTGCGAAGGTCAGTACAAAGGTCTTTGGTTTTTAGGTAGTTTCCACAACCGACCGGCATTAATACAGAAAGCACACGTAAAATATTATCGAGACAATAATAGAGACGAAATTATAGACTTGGACCCTGACACTATTACAGAAGGTAATATCGGGTTATTTTTTCATTCACACATGCAATTAAATCCGATAGCAGATATTGTAGCTAATAGCAGTGCTGGCTGTCAGGTGTTGAAATCTGACAAAGATTTTAGTACCCTTATCGGTCTTTGCGTCCAATCATCTGCAATTTATGGTAATTCATTCACGTACACATTATTTTAATATATGAAAAAGAAAGATTATTCAGAAGAAACAATCACATCAAACGAATGTGCATTAACTTATAAGCTAACGAATGGTTGGATTGCTTATATCATAACAGATAATAGGCATTCCTATGGCGTTATTGTGCAAACCGAAAAAAGCGATCTATTTTTGCCAAATACCGAAGTCGTTTTAGCTAACGATGGGTATGAGTTGCGACCTTTTGAGCCGCGAGACTTCAAAGATACTTTTGAGGTAAGAGACGTTAGAACTCGCAAGGCATAAACCGAAAACAGCCCTAATTAAAGGGCTGTTATTTTTGTGCCTATTAAGGCACTTATTTCTATTTTCATGGCATTGCCATTGATTAGTGTAATGCTATCAATCATTACAATCTCTTTTGGAATGCTCTCAAATAGAATTTGTTTTGCCTCGATAAAACATTTTATTATAAAGGATAAATTTCTATACCGTATTTCGATGGCTACAATCCCGTTCTCATTGATTGGAGTTGTGAACTCATCACATACCAATAAACCTTGCGATATTTGGACAAACATCTTTTGCCTAAACAATCGCATCGCATTAATGTTTTCGTGTCGAAAGGCAAAATTGCAAGCCGTTTCACCGTCCACATTCATTAACGTGCTATCAGCACCGTTGTTTAACAGGTACTGAATTTCGTCAGCACTCTTATTAATGCACCAATCCATTAATAAGGTATCCCCGTTATGGTCTTTCTGATTTATATCAGAACCGTGCATTAATAGTAGTTCCACAGTCTCGATATTCTCAGCATAATTGATTGGATACCGTCCGTCAATTTCAATGTTTGGACTAACACCCTTTTCCAAAAGCATGCTAACCTTTTTTACGTCTCTTTCGCGTATGTAAGAACATAATGCTTCGCATGCCATTATATCTATCCCGTTTGATGTTTCTGTAAAAAAGTAGTCAGGCAAAACTGAACCAAAGCGGTCAATCGCTTTCCTATGGAAAAAATTACCGTTATTGTTTTTAATGCTGAAATCGATTTTGTGAATGAAATCACTTTTAATTAGATCTCTGAGCATATCCAAACAACTACCATAATTCAACCAAGTCAGTACAAACGTATTCCCGTCCGGGTCAGTTGCGTTAAGGTTAGCACCATGTTTTTCGAGTAACTTCAAAATTTTGAAGTTAGGCCGACAATTAACAGGAGTGTAACCATTGTTAAAAAAGCCAGGGTTAGCACCCTTTTGAAGCAATTCCCTGACATCATAGACTTCCCCAAGCTGAATCGCTTCGATCAACTTTTTATTCAATTCGTCTTTCATCATGATACGACCGTGAAACAGGTCGCTGGTCCTAAAGTGCCGTCATCATTTCTTTTGCGGTTACCAACCACCAACACATCAGTTCTTTCTGGCATTGCTTGCGCAACTACGAGCGATACGATGTAAAACGTGAAAGGCTTTGGATCTGGGAACTTAGTGCCATCGCTGATTTGCACGTCTCCAAATTGCTTTGTGAAAACGTCAATCGATACAATCGATTTTACCAACACATCTTTTGACTCGCGGCGTGCAATAACACCGCTTTTTGGGATTATAAATACCTCCCCACTAACTTCTATGTCAATATCGTGAGGTGTGAGGTTCACGAAAATGAACCCCTTGTAATTAAAAATATTCATTTCTTTTTTATGATTTAAATTTTTAACCCACTAATTATTAGGATAGTGGGTATATCCTTTTATTCTGAGATAAACACCGCAAACTCAGTAAAGTCTTGATTTGGTCGCAAAACCATTTCTGATTTTTGAGAACCCATATTTCTTTTACCGTTTCTGATTTCAATATCAAAAACTGACGAATTGAAAGCCCAGAAACCACACCATTTCACGTTGTTTGGATTTTTAATTGCATCCAAATATGAACAGTTTTCTTTAACAGTCTCGATATGAGTACCGTTTGAGGTGTTTTGGTATTCACCATATTTGAAGTGGTCGTACTCCTTACGAACTTCGGTATCGTAAACCCTTACGTATTCGGATTGGATACCGAATTTTTCAAGGAACTCCTCCTTGCCCAAAATGGACACCAATCTAAACCCTCTAATAGGATCGATCGAAACAACATCCCCGCTTAATGGTAAAGCAGTCTCAAATACAGTTTCACTTGGGGTTTGACTGATTTCAAATTTACTTACAAGTGCGCATCTGTCTTGTAATGCGCGGTCAGTAACGACCCTACTTTCCGCTTGGTTACTTAGGGAATAGACACCATTAGATAGGTGTTTTACCACCCATGTTTGCTGGTCAAACTCGATACAATCACCTTCATAAAGGGATTGTAAATCAAACACGGTATCCCAACTAATTGGGTTGCCACTTTGTCCTAACGGCGTAACCATGTGAAACTGATCTGGTGTTATACGGAGCTCTGAATTATCCATGAATCGAACCCACTGAGCTCCATTTTTGCCCCTACAATCGTAGGAGCATTCACGACCGTCAAACATCAACGGTCTGCCACTATAATATGCATTCCATTCACTGAATGGATGCGTTTCAGGAATTTCGACGGTTTCAGGAACTTCAGTAGTTTCCACTGTGTCAATAGCAACGTTGCTATTAGCAGATTGAAAAATACCCGTTTCCAACATATCCACAGCCCCGTAAGGCGTGTTGGCAGTTTCGATTACTTGCGCTTGTGGTAACATTGCGCTTAAACTTTGTAATCCTTTGAATTTGTTTTGGTTTTTAGTACCCATCTTTCTATATATGTTTAACGGGGCAACGCCCCTGTTTTGAATTATGATACAAAGATAGTAGGTTATTTCTGCGTGGGCAAGATAAATAATGTTAAATTTGTAGCAATACATTTGTATCTATAAATCTATCCACGTACGCACCTATTTGCTGGTCTGCAGACTCTAATGCGTTATCTACAAATGGTCTTGGAAGTGTACCCTTTGCGATGATCGCCCTTTGGATAAAGAAAATCATTTGGTTAAAAGAGCCAAATCTGGGTTTGATGCGATACCTTTGCGCCCATTCGGTTAATGCTTTAATAGGTACGATAGTACCGCGTGGCAACCCGTATTCAATAGCAGTCCAATAATCATTAGCAACCAAAATGATCCCCCCATCTGAATCAATTTTGTAATTAATTGACTCCAGCAACTTAGATGCTGATAGGTTGTTACGTTGTTTGTCTCTGCTAACAGCTGCTAAGGTCAATTGATACTGTGTTATCGATACCAATTGCTCCCCAATTTGCGATAACATTTCACTGATCAGTTCGTTACCTAACATTAGCAGTTGATTTGATATATAGAATTAATTTCATTTGGTGTCAAATAGCAAACATTTCCTGAAAACATGGTTATCTTGACACCACACGATAACCCAACGGTACGATCATTAAATGAATCCACGAAAGTGATAGCATCACCCCATTCAATGCTAACAAACGGTGTTATCGGATTTGCAGTTATTGCAACCACGTCCTGAAAGATACGCTCGAGCTGTGAAAGTTGCTGATATTTGGATGCTATCGCGTCTTGGTTTTCACCCCAACGGTTAAACATGAAAATATTAAGGTCGTAAGTTGGTAAGACCGCTTTGTTAGCTACCTTATACGTAATGCGCACCTCTTCATTTACCCACAAAGATGGGTACTTTTGGGATGCCTTAATGTTTTTTTCGTTTGCAACTATTCCAAAGCCAAATTCATTGATTCCATCGACTGTATTGCAAATATTTTCAAATAATTTCTTAATTTTTTCTATCATAGTGATGAAACTCTTTCTATTGTTTTGACTCGATTCTGAGCGCTCGTAATTTCAACGACTTCCACGACCGGACTGAAATTGATTTGTGAAATTGCTTTTAGCACGTCTTGACCTGAATCCTTAACGTTTTCAATGGTGGGTAAAATACCCCCGCTTTCAAAGAAATTAGGCAAAGGAGTGGTATGGTCGCTACCTTTTTTAATCAAAGCACCGATAAGAGATGGGTACTGACCTACCACACTTTTACTAATAATTGCTTCCCCACCTTCCACTTCAACATTATTGAATTTCCCCGTTCCAACAACACCACCGTTCGCATGGCTTTTGCCGTGCACGATACCACCCGTTGCGTACTTAACCTTAATCAGTTCCCCGTTATCATCTAACAAACCACCAAATTTAGCTTCAGGAATAGGTTGTGCTGAAATGGTTGCGACTTGCGCCGCTCCCAAGGCAGTATAAAGCCCAACTAATATAGCTGTGGAAACCCCGAAGTCAAATTTCGGAACTTGTCCAATGGTCGTTGCAATACCCAAAGCGGTGTTAATAACAGCCTGTGTAATTGCTATCGCTTTGTTTGCTATAGCCGCGTCTCTTTCTACTTTGCGTTTTTCCTTTTGTAATGCTATTGCACGTTGTTCGTTAAATTCCTGTTGTTTCGCAATGTTGTTTTTAGTGTTATTGAGAATTTGCGATTGTTTTTGCTCTTGCTGGAGCTGGACTATTATAGCCTCTCTATCAGAATCACGCGCATCCTTTAATTGTTCACGTAATTCAGAAAGATTTTCCTTATTAGTCTCAATTGCGCTCTCTGTTTCGCTTAATGTTTCACTTAATTTTTCGTTATCCTCATCAATTTTTGCTATCTGATTATCAAAAGACGTTAAAAGATTTTGCAAAAGCTGATCGCCCAATTCGCTTAATTGACTAAATATTTTTTCACCTAAATCTTTAACGACTCCAGCACCTTTGCCAAAGGTCTTTTTTAGAAAATCACCTACTAAAGCATCCAAGGGATTGTTAAGGAATGTTTGCAAACTATCTGCATATGCTTTTGCAACGTCTTCAGCTGATTTTTTAGCGTCTTTGGCTAAATTTGCAGTGTTTAGGTCAAAATTTACTTGCAATTCAAATTCAGTGGTCTTTAATGATTCCTTTTGAGCCTCCAAATCCTTTTGAAGGTCGTTAAATTGTTTTTCACTAATTAATCCAGCGTCTAATTTTGCTTTGTTTGATTGCTCTTGTAATGCTATTTCTTGTTTTTGCAGTTCCAGCTGTGCTAAAGAACGATCATATTGGTCTTTAATTAGCTGATTTTGAACTGTATATTGCTCTGTTATCAATTCATTTTCCTTTACATACGCGTCGGTTGTGTTACGGATGTCCACAAAGGTGCTTTTTATCTTTTCAACTGCCTCAAAAGACGAATCTAAAAATGATTGATCGAGCTGACTTTGTAAATCTTTAACCTTTTTTTCGTTTTCGATTCGTTCGCTTAGCAGTTCCAACGACTTGACCTGAAAAGATAACTCTTTATCAATGAATTCCGCTTGTCGCGATGCTAATTCTATGTTCAAATCTTTGTTAATCGTAACTCGCTCTTGCTCAATTTCCTTTAAGCGCAAGGCTTGATCAGGAATATTTTTGTCTAATAGACTTGCTTCGTCTTCCAAAATGCTTTTTCTTAATTCAGAAACTTTTGTTAAAATTTCCTTTTCCTCTTGGAAAGATGTTAGCTCTAACGACTTGCGTTTTTCAAGTAATGATTCGGTGTTTTCAATTTCGGAGTTTCTTGCTTGGTCTCTAATTGACCGCTCAAATTGAGCTTCCTCTAATTTTATCGCTTTTAGTTCGTTTGCATTCGTTTGCAATACAGTAAGTCGTTTGGTCTCAAATTCTTGAAAACTTTTGAACTCTCCAGCCTGTTGTTGTAACTCTAAAGTTTGAATTTCAGCATTAACTCGTAGCTTCGCATCCAAACGCTTTTTCTCAAAATTATTGAGCTCTCCAATTTTTGATTGCTCAAATGCTAAAGCATCAGCAACTTGGCTAATTCTATCTTGAATGTATTCCTGAAATGCAGCTTGGGCCTCATCTGTAATTGCTTTGTCGGATTCGGTTACCTTGCTTACTAAGTCTAACACCTCTTTATTGATCTCACCCCTTGCGTTTGTTACCTTTGAGAGTTCTTTAATCTTTGATTCGTTTCCGCTACGTATGATCGCTAACTCAGCTTCGGTTAAATCAAATTCAGTTTGCACCCTTTGCTTCGCTAAGTCTCTATCCTCTTTCAATTCTCTCACACGAATTGCACGCCTTGCGTCCGATGTTGATCGTGAACTACCTAATGCAGCTTCCTCTAATTGCGCATTTACGTCGGTTGCTGAATTAATTGCATCAGCCGCGTCAAGTGCACGTAACTTGCGAGTCTTATCAACACCCTTAGCAAACCCGTCCGCAATTGACTCACCAGCTTTTGCACCTATTTCACCTAATTTGTCTAATTTCTTTTCTAAATTGGTTGTTTCAAATCCAGCATTAAAGAACTTATTTAACGCGCCCTTAACAGCATCTAACGGATTGAGTAAATTGTTTATTGCAATTTCCCCTAAGGTCTTAAAACCATCTCCAATTAGTTCCACATTATCAAAGACCGCTTTACCAGCACCTATTAGCCCACCAAACACATCTTTAACCCCATTCACGATTGCGGCAAATGGTTTGAATTTTGATGACAATGCAAATACAGTAGCTCCTAATACACCAAGCAATGCGATGACAGCACCTATTGGGTTTGCTTTAATGATTGCATTCAATAACTCGAAAGAACCACCAGCACCTTTAGCGCTCTTACCACCAGCATCAACAGCCTTTGCACTTGCGTTCTGTAATGCGATGTTTTCAACTAACGCTTTGTTTGCATTTTGTTGAAATGTGGTTTCCAATGCCAAACCCGCAACCTTTTTCGCTTCACGTGCCTGCCTTGCAACTTCACCAATTTGGTTTAACGTCTCAATTGTGGTAATTGCTTGCTGTAAAATTAGTAACGATTGTTGAGCATCTTCACTTTCTCCAGCAAACGACGCAATAAGACCAGCACCACCAACAAACGCTCCGGTGATTGAGCCACCCAAGTCCTTAAAAATTTGTTGCTGTTCCGTTGCTGTGGTATTTAAAAAATCAACTTTTGCACGGGTTTGGTCTAACTCCGCTTGTAATTTTTTGTAATCAGCACTCCCAGCTGGTACGTTCTTTATTGACAAACTCAAAGCCTCAAATTCAGCTTCTAAACGACCGATCGAACCCTGTGGAAAAATGCCTTTTTTTGCTTCAGCTTCAGTTTCAACTATTGCGATCTTGATTGCTTCTATTTGCTTATCTATTTGCGCACGTTCTAATGGATCTTTTAGCGTTGCTAATTTTGCATTCAATGCAGTCATTTGCACACTCAGCCCCTCAACTGTATTACCAGCCTTTCCGATTCCAACAAATCCCAACGCAACCGCTTCAGCTTCTAATTGTACGCTTTCTAACGTCTTTTCAATCGTCTTTGCGCGTACCGCTAACTTTTGAAACTCTTCGCTCCCAATATCTAAATCCCCAATTGAATTTTCAATATCCTCCAATTCCAACTTTAACCCGTTCACTGAATTTGCGGAGTTATCAGAACCTTGCGCAAGTTCCACCATTTGCGCATCGTAAGCATCGAAAGAACTGACACCACTATTAACGACCGTCGTTAGTTCGTTAATTTGTTTTTCAACATCGTTGATAGAATTTGCAAGTGATTCATATGCTTTTGAATCATTAGGAAGCTCTTTTAGTTCTGTGCTAAGTCTCTTTTGCTCATCTGCTAAGAGTTGTAAGGCTTCGGATGCCTTAACAGCCTTATCAATACCATCTATCGTTATCTTAAAAACCCGTTCCAATGCCATTCAATTTATCTCCTCCCTCAATTGGATCTAATCCCATTTCTTTGCGTAATTCGTTCGTGGTCATAATAGTTTGCATTACAGATTCACTAAACACCGATTTGATTGGCATGGTGTTTTTAATGCTAATTTCTGTGTCAAACCCGTTTATAGCTAAAATGCTTTTGAGTTGATTCAAAACGGGTTCTCGATATTTTGGTATTATCATGTTTTGAAAAATTTCGACAGCAGTCTTTATTTCACTTGCGTTCCCACCTAACCCACCTTGACCTACCAACCCAGCTAAGGTCGGTGAGTTTAACCCGTGTCCTGAAATTATTTGTACCTTATTTTCAGATTGCACATTATTATAAATATCAGCATTGTTTGAGGTGCTGATAGGTGTGAACTGTGGTGTCTCCGAACCACCTAAAGAATTTGAAGTTCCGAACGCGACCATGATATTACCACTATTTGACGTGCCAGCATATGTGTTCTTTAAGTCGTTAATAAATTCTATTTGCTGTTCTTTACTACCAATGTCAGGCATCGTAAGGAATGCACTTGGGACAAATCCGTTGCGTACGTTATTATAATGGAAATTAGCGATCTCCAAGTCTATCATTAACCACTTAATAATAGCATGGTAGTCAGGGTACGCATAATAGTTGATCGAGGGGTTATAAGAACTAAACGAAAACAAAAAACATTTTTCTGTATCACGATAGTTTTCATCAAATTTGTCTACAAATATAGGTGCGAACCGACCACCCTGCATATACTTAGCCCAATCAGCACTAACATAGTATCCATTGTAACAACCATGATTGTCAGGGAACTGCAAACGTACCTTGCTATAATTAACGTGCTCAATCGATACAATTCTTGACAAATCTAACGACCATTTTATGAACCACGAAAACCCACCAAATAAAATCATGTCGTAAAATGATTTATCCAAAAGTTCGTTAATGCAATTCCTTTCAAAGAACTCCGATAATTGCCTATTTTCTTGGTTAAACGCAAGTCCATTCCCAATTGCATAGGCTCTTTTGGTATTGCAGATCGCATTATGAATAGGACAGGATAAGAAATTCAAAATCCTTTGTGGATACAGATTATCAGTATCATAAAGCAACCAGGGAAAGACTCGATAACTTAGATCTACCTTTGGAATTTCGTTATTTACAATTGAATACGTTTGCATTTTTTTATATTAGTTAAGAATTACCCATTTATTGTAAGGATCTCCGATAAAGATAAGTTCGCGAACCTTGTAAGCTGCATTTATTACGATCGAGCTTGCGCACCCAGCTGTATCGCAAATTTGGTTACCATTACCCATTAACGTGATACCACCAGCACTTGGTACAACGCAAATGATTGTCAATTTTTGCCCATCAATTGGTGTCGATGGTAAGTTTAAGGTAACCCCACCACTTGCAAAAAAGTCTCCAGTAACTATTCGGTGACTATTGTTAAGTGTAACAGTTCCACCCGCTGAAACATCCAATCGATTACCCAAGACCTCCCCACCCATTATTTCGATGTTTTTGCATCGGAACGTATACGAGCGCTTCAAAATTCCAACGTCGCCCGTTATCATTGAAAATCTTACGGACGTGTTTGTAGCCAAATTTTGGATACTCGAATTTTCAGCTGCAATAACTGCATTATGCTTAGCATCGCAAAGGTTAAACGGTGTTTTAATATGCGAATTTAACGATGCAAGGGTAACATTAAAAGCAAGTGAACAATTATTACCAACGTCGGTTGTTTGGTCAGAACCTTTACTTGCAACCATTGCACTTTGCGTTATTGCACCCATGTTGATACCGACAAAATCGAAATCTTCGCAACTTGCGCTAAACATGTTGGTAACACTCCCCGACGTGGTACGTATAACATCCCCAAAACTCGCGCTCGAAGCTATCAAAAAATGGTTATTGTTTTTTTCCCAAATTTGGTTAAGGTTATCCCAATTTAACAACTGTGATGGTATCGTACCATTTTGGACGTTATCTAATCTATTACCACTCCAATAGAGACCCCCAGCATTGTTGTAAAGCTTGGTCGTGTTTGATACAGGTACATTGGGCAAAATTGTTATTCCTTGATCAACATCAAACACAACGGGTTGCGAACCCGTACCGTTTGATGTAATTTCGATTCCCCCGCTAATAACGTTAATCTCAGCAAAATGCGAAGCTCCAAACTGTGCACCTAATTTCGCATTGTTTGTATTCATATTCAGATAGGAAGCGTTTGGTAACGTACCCACCTGAATGTTAGCACTATTAGAGACCTCTAAGAAAGACGTTAAATTAGTAACACGGTTGTTAGGTGTCTCAATCCATTGAGTAGTTCCTGTATCCCAAGTCAAGATAGCACCATCCACCGTACCCTGTGGTAATGTGTAAAATCCATTTCCTTGGTTTGGTATGCCAGCAGCTGGGATGTTGATTTGAGTTATCAACAACTCATTAGCTAAGATAACAGGTGTTGCGGGATTAGCTGCAGCCGTACCCGTTTTGTACACATAAGCACCTAAATTGTTGACTACCAAAATATCTATGCGATTCAAAGTAGCATGCGCTGCAGGGATTACGCCCGTGAACGCTCCAATCGTAAAAGAATTGTTATTTATTTGATAAGTGCCAGCAGTCGTATTAAGAGTGAACCCCGTCGTGGTGCTTACCATGCCTGTTATAATTCGATTTGGAGCAATTGGTAATTGAGCTGATATTGATCCCCCCCCAAAACGACCTAATGTTAAGGTGTTTCCACTAATGCTAATGCTATCGATAGATTGATTAGCATTGTAATTGAATTTCGTTTGCAAGTCAAGTTCTCTATCTTGACTTGGTCCGTTTAGTACTAATTGAAAAGCCATTTTTTTATGCTAAAAAATTATTTCTTAAATCATACAGAAAGCAGTTACGAACTTCCCAAAGCGATAACGGTGCCATTGGTACGCCTACATAGCTATCGCAACTATTTGAATTGGTTAAATTTAACGTATCTATTACACTTTTATATATTTCTCTGCATTCACACAATTGAGTGCCAAAGATTTTGAAGGTGTTTATACTCGAATCCCCCCCCGTCGTGGTACTAATTTCAGACGTTCGCATAGGTGCATTCTCACCTAAGAACCAATAACGGTTATTACGGTCTTTTACGATAATTAGCAGTCTTGACGTACGCAAGTATTCCAGCATTAACCTATTTCCAGCACTCATAACGGTCTTGGTACACTCCAAAACATGATCGTAAGCATTGTTGTTTTGTGTTAAGGTCAAACCGGCATCACAACAAATTTCCAACCATTTGTTTTCTATTAATGTTAAAGACGTTATTTTGCCAGCCAAATCCGTTTCAATCCCAATAGGTAATAAAGGCGTAATATCATCGTTTGGATCATCCCAATAGTAAATCCAATCCGTTATATATATCGTATCAATCCCTCCAGCACCGTACAAACAACAATCAAAGCCCGGCGGGTTGTAACAAAGTTGCGACAAACTTTGTTCAAATTTTGGCGTTATTACAGGCTCAAATTCAGGATCTACGTACGGTGGTGGTGGCTGTGGAATACAACAAAAGTTATCTATGGTAGTGTCTACTAATCCTGGATTTACCAACGGCGCTACATAAGTGCACTGTATTCCAAAGCCGTCCATACATATATCTCCACCCGTTCGTTGATTGATTAGGTCAATGTTAGTTGTTACTTCAAAGAACCCACCACCAACGTGGGTAACACTACCAGCATACCACGGTGCCCAATAAAAATCATTCAGAACTTGCGCCCACATATTGCACCAATCCAAAAAAGTATTTCGGTTGTTAGTACTCAATCGTGGATCATATGCAAATGGAGACGCTGAAATGCATGGCACAATTCCCGTTGATATATCAATCACATACCTGTAATCAGTCCCAAGCGTACCAAACACCATGCCCGGCAACGCCTCTAATTGGAAGCGGTAGATGTGTGTACGTGGTAAGTAACTTGCGCAAGTAAGTGGTGGAAACTCGTATGTATCGCATTGGATATTACTAACAGCTCCGACAAAGATAGGGTTGCCTGAACCGGGTTCAACATCGTCAGAAATGAATACCTGTTGATCACAACATATAGTATCGGCAAAGAACTCAATAGTAACAACGTTATTACTAACACTTGCGACAGCACTATTTGTTATAATTAACGTTGTTAATACAGGGTCATTATTAGCGACACCATCGTTAAAACGCAATTTCAAATTGAGTGCAATTTCATTTGCATTAGCACCCGTAACACCATCCTCAAAAACAGTAGACAAAAAAGCGTCTCCAAAACACGTACTCGAGAGTCTCCGAATAGGTACGTTCACACCGTTTGGTATGGTAATGAAAAATCGCATCAACTGCATACGCGTGCTATGTCGTTATAGTGAACAAAATTGAAATAATAATCCATATCCAATAGTAGATCTACCTTGCTATTAGGTAAATCAGTTGGAGAGCCTATTTCGATAAAGAAAGAGCACCGATCACCTATCTTAGTAAAAACCACATCCAAAGAATAAACGTCTTTGGAGTTATGATCTCGTATAATAACAGGTTGGGTACTAACGTCTTCAGGAAAACAATTGCAACAGTCAAAAAATTGTGGATTATTAATCCCTTGCTTTAATGTAAACATAAAAAAAGCGGCGATATTGCACGCCGCCAATAATCAACCAAATGCCATTTAAACTATACTAATAACGCAGCAGCAAAAGCCGCAATATCTGAATTCTTAAACTCTACCAAAGGTCTTGTAAACCCATCCGATAGAGTAATTTGGAAGCCCGCAAGGTCGTTAATGCCTGTGCCTGTGCCTCCTGTTATTGCAGTAGCCTTCAAACCCGTTGTAAAGCCAGCGATAATCCATTTGTTACCAACTAACGGTAACGTTGCTGGTGTCTTTGTTTCGATTAATGCGATAACTTTTGCAAGTCCCAAGTCCTTGATAAAGTTAAAAACCTCTTGATAAGCTCCAGCCACATTAAACGTAGTCGTTTGCAAAAAGAACTTCGACGATGATGGGTTGTCCCCGTTCTGTAAGTCCATAGACGTTCCAACGCTATCAGTGATCGCCTGAATTTCGTAAGCGACTTTACCCGCTTTCAAGTCAAAATCTGTAACAGCATTAACATCCGAACCAGCATTATCATAAACGATCGATGATTCATCTAAATCGTCTTTATTAAATAAAATTAACCTTGTGTTTCCACCTACTGAGTACTCCCCGCAAGTGCCAGCAATACCTCCTGTTATAAGACAAGCCATGTTTTAGAAGTGATAAAGTGTGATTAAATTAGTTTGCGAAGTAATACCCATTCCGAAAGAGAAATTAAATTCATAACGAATTTTTTTGTCCATTGTGGTCGGTTCTAAATCCAAAATATTAAAGCCCAAGGCGCTTGGATCTAAATCAACTGCTAAGTACATCATCTTTGCAGATGTTAAGACCATCGTGTTAGCCCTAAACCCAGCAAATGGAATGATTGGAATACCATTTATGTGCCAAATATTATCAATCGTTACGCCGCTTGGGGTTCTGTATGTTTTGCGTTCGTACATTGAATACTGAGCTGCAGGCTGTGCACCTAATGCAGCGGTCAATTTCAAATTAACATCGAAAGATGTAGCAATATATACACCGTTATTCGCATCGAAAGAGTGCTCATAAAGAACAGGACTCATAAAGCCTGTAACCATTCTTTCAATTTCTGTGCGAACGTTACCTACTGTAATTGCGACAGGGGATGTTACATCAATCGTATTAGGATCTAAAAACAATTTTCTAATGTACCCCTCTTGGAACGAAATGAACCCAACATCAGTCGTATCAGAACTCCAAATTATTCGATCGAATACCGCTCGCATTTGGTCCATACGTTGTTCTACGATAGCTGCTAAAAAGCGTTCAGGTACATTCCCAGCACCAGGCAAAACATCGGTTAGGGGGGATTTCATGTAAACCGCTTCCAAGTCAGGTTTACAAAATTCAGTGCCTTCGGTATACTTGATCGGATTTATGTTAATTCGATTAAGAGTAACATCACCACCAGCATTGAAATTGCAACTTTGTTGATTGACGTTCAAAGTTTGGACAATATCAGGAACGACAATGTTACCTTTTGCACCGTAACTAAGATCAGAAAGCCCGGAGCCTGTCATATGGGAAGAGCTGAATAGCTTATAAGCTACTTGGTCCTTTAATTCCCAATAAGGATTAGAATTATTTGTAATTGCCATGTTTTTTTATCTATTTTTATTTTTAAATAACTCCTCGCGGTGTCTCAATTGATTTTCTGAAAAATTACCATGTACTTTTGATTCGGTTGGAACTAAATCAGCATTAACATTTGGAGTTTGTGCCTTTGTAGTTGTTTGGATAACTTGCGTTAACTGCACCAGCATTTGTTTAAGCTCTTTCATCTCATTTGATTGAGATGCAAACTGTGTTTTCAATTCTGTGAGCTCAGCACTTTGCGGTGTTTCAGATTGCAATGCCTGTTCGTTTTCTTTGGAGACTATCAAACCACCAACAACTTCGATGGTCGTACCGTCCTCTAAGGTGTAAACACCATCCATTGCAGAGTTACCGCGTGCAGTCAAAACAGTACCGTCTGGGTTAATGATTAATTGTAACCCTTCGATCGTCCAAACCTCGTGAACGGCTTCCTCAGCCATATACGCGATGCCATCAATGATTTCGATAACCTCACCGTTATCAGAATTGATATACTTACCGTCCGTCACTGCCATCATTAACACACCTTTTGAGGCGTTTGATGCCTGTAATGTTTGATTGGAGACTTTTAGCGCAATGCCGTTAGGCATTATGTTAATGGTCTCTCCAGCATGATTGAACATTTGTTTTTGAGCAACCTTGCGACCATCGGTTAATGCCTTAATTCGATCTTTTTTAACAAAAAAGTCAATTATATCGCCCACGATACCCTTGCTATTGCTAAATTCTTGTTTTTCTTTTTCTTTATTTTCCATTTGCTTATGATTGAATTGTCCTTCTAATGAAAATCCTGTTACCTTACCGTTTAGAACCAACGATTCCCAATCGCTCGAGTTATCCACTTTTACAGATGCCATTAACGTACCCTTTGGAACGTTAAATCCCAAGTGTTTTGCCTTATCTATTTCAGGGTTATCGACAATCCACATTTCCGTAATGTAATGGTTTTCTAACTTTGTATCATGTTCCAAGTTAATATTTCGGTTGTTTTCGCTTTTCATGAATCTATCACGCATTTTTTCGATAGATTCAGAAGAAAAATAAACAAAATACTCATCCCCGTTTTCGTTTTTTCTGTATATTTGCTTATTTGGAATACACACAACACCCGTTAGCATTTGTTTAT